CTGCAGGCGAGGTTTTCCCGTAATGGGGGTCTTTAACTAGGCGGCTGCTGCCGCCCTGTCAACAAAAATGAGTTCATCGATGTACTTGTCGGTGTGATAGTAAGCCGAATTTTCTTTCAGGTGCGAAATTGACCGATGTACATCGAGCACAGACATACCATACCTTTTGGCATAAAACTGGTATGTAGCAGTCGTCGGCTTGTCAGAATTTTGTAGCAAGCTGATTCTGCGTGTCCGCAAGAGCTCATCTAAGTAATATCCAAACCTGGATGTGACTTGTTTCTTCAGCTCCTGGGACCTGTGAACCCGGCCCTTAACCTGATTCGGGTCGGGGTGTCCGCCAAAACGCATTGCGATGCTAGATGCGATTGCGGAACCCATGGGATCGTGCGAACAAATTGACCCCAAGCACTTTGACAATCCGATACAGTGTGCTGGCACACACTCAGGTCGTTTGGTTGTTGATAAAATTCGATGGGCAATCCTCCCGGCCATCAAGCTCATTTGGATGGTCTTAACATATGTTTTTCCTGCCAGTTGGGACGGGGCAATACGGCGCTGAACGGGTAGTGGAATGAGATTCAAAAATTTGACCTCGTCAAACTCCTTCCATTCCAACTTCGGCATAAGGCCCAATTTTTCCATGGTTTCTGTTATGGTTTGCAAATTGAGTCCTTTGCTCCACCCCGTTCGTCGTACAGCAGTTGAGTTATCGTCGCCGAGAACATGCATGATAATGTTTCTTTCCACAGTTCGCATAGTCACTTTACCAGCGACGGAAAAGGCATATAAATGGGCAAAAATGTTGTTAAGTGTGTTGCCCAAACATGTATCAGCTTGCCCGGACTTCATCTGGCCCGTACATCGCATATACAGCCCATACCTTAATCTTGCATTAGTTGTCGTATGAATCAAACTTCGGATCAAGGTAAAATTGCTGAGCAATATCGGGTCAAACCCACTCATGCTGTTTTTGTCAAAGATATAGCCATACACGCGTTCCAAAATACGACCGAAACCAAAGTGCTGAGTTGCATCATATTGCGAATAATCATTGTCGATATAATCATAATCACCATCCTTAGCTTTTTGAAATGATTCTGAAAGCTCGGTTGGTGTGAGACCACAAGCGAAAATGATATTTGAATCAGCATTGATCTTCAGCATTTTCTCTATGGATCGGTTGATGGACGCTATGACCATGCCCATAGTTATCGCAACGTAATTGCTTTGCGCCAAGACAAGTCTAGGGCTTTTCCCCGAATTGTGATCATCCTTGTCTTGCTTGATCATTGGACTTTGACGCAGCCATTTTTGGGCAGTTCGTTTGTCAATGGCTTTGAACTTGCCATTCTTGTCAGTCATTTCTGCCCACGTTTTAGCATTGACCTTCCTCCTCGACTGGGAAAAATGAGAATTCCACTCATCAAATGAGACAGGAGTTATGTCAGGTAGCTGCTTGAAGAACTCTGGCAAATAATGGTAAACTTTTTGTTCAAATCTGCGCCACTCTTTTGGGCACACATGTGTTTTTGGATTAGTTATTCTGGCCAAAGCTGCACTGAGTTCATTTTCAAAGTTGCGCGCTGCACAGGTGGTGTAGTACTGCAGGGAGCCACCCATAAAGTACATACCATCTGGTTGGAATTTACGCTTGCTTTCCTTAAATAAAGTGGTGAGTCGCTCTTGAGCCAACATATGTCTTTCTTCACTCACCATATATTTCTGCTTCTTCCAACATTTGTAACAGTACACGATGTCTCCACCGGCTGTCACGTGATCTGTTTTCCCGCATCGCATACAAACGCCTTCCCGCTGCCCAGATGATCCGAGATAAAAATGTTTAGGTCCTTGATAGGACGGGATCCTAATCGTGGGCATTCTGACCCTGATACCGGGTATATACACTGGGGTCAACGTCTCCAAAATGTGACCAATTGAGCGCAAAACGGGATCTGCGCTCTTCAGTAGAGTACGGGACGTTGCCTCAGGCTTTACCCGGCTCAGGGCCGCTAATTTAAATGTAGGGAATCAGTCGCCAAAGCACGGGCAGTCCTCTTGACTGCCGCGTGCATAAGGCGAACTTTGGCGATACTTCGTGACACACATGCCTTTGATTGTTCAATAGTGAGCCCTTCCGCTCTGTTTAAGGCATAAATCGTGTTTGTGGCCGTGATCGAATTTACTTCTGGATCTACATCCCATTGCACGAAAATCAAAGCGTCTGATCGATTTACTGCTTCTGCTGGGATTTCCGGTTGATCGGCCAACACATCGACATCGACCTCCATTGGGTACTGTTGAGCACCTCTTGAGTGTTTTACTACCGGGTCGATGATTTTGTTGCAGGCTGGCTTTGCCCACGACAACAATTTTATTTTTAATCTTTTCCCCAAGCCCAGTGCAACCAACCCACGAAATCTCTCACTAAACCCTTTGAGGCAATCCCTCCGATTGCTCTCATCTCCTTGAATTATAGCGGAGATGGCAAACTTTCCCGTGGTTTCGACCTTTAGTTGCACAGGGCCGAACTCCGTCATTGCGCTGACGCTGATGTTCATGATCGAAGTTATGGGGGTACATCCCACCAAGCGGTCAACCACACTATCACTTGTTAATGAGTGGGCTGATCCTTCTGGTATATAGTGGACCACTTCCGGATACATTATCATTTCTTCCGGAGTTAAGTGGTGGGAATAATTATAAATTATTGGCGGGATTGTGGTCTTCCTTTCTCGATATTCTCTAACCAGCAACTGTAGTTTTGGCATGTTTCTATTCATAATAGCTTCACTAGCTGGTTTGCCGAGACAATTGATTAAGTGATCTGCCAACAATTCCCGCAGATACAAATTGATGACGTCTTCGAACGCCACGTCCCCACTCCACGTTTCTTCGACGCGCGGTGCGTGTTCGCTCACTAGCGGACAATTGGGCCTCAGCGCCTCAAGCCTGGCCTCTATTTGTTCCAAATCATCCCTGCGGGGCTCATGAATATTAAGTCCGAGGGTATCAAAGTTTGGCCTAGGTGATTCTCTTTGAGGGAAAAGGGGGGGGGGGGGAGGCGGTGGAAGAAGAAGGGGGTCATTTTGGAAAACCACAGGTTGTACTGGATCGTATTGGCCGAACCACATGTTATCTTGTGCGCGATTCAGATTCATCAGTCTTTTCTTCTGGGCTCGGTCCCCCTCCAGCACTGTTTTACACATTTCGTCGAGTACCAACCTTGACTCCTTTCTGGCTTTTTCAAATTTTTGCAAGAGATCTTTAGCGACTTCAACTGGTCCACCGTCTTCAGTGCCAGTGGACTTGTTTTCCTTTCTCACTGTGGCTTCTAGAACACACGGTGATACGTGGATCTCTTTAAACTTTGGCAGAGAGGAGAGATATGTCTCACAAATGGTTTTCGCCCGACGAATGTAATCTTCACTATGGCTTTCTTCCATTTCAGCGTCCAAGCTTGCTGACTTGACGACGCGTCCAATCTGCGCATTGTGAAGCGCACTATGCTCCTGCAGTTGCTCCAGGGCGTTATCCATAAAATTTTTGCATAATTTTGGTTCGAACGCCTTTGGCAGTCTATAAGATTCCCAAATGGCCTGTCGCCGCTTTGTTTCGTCAAGGAGTATCCGCTTTTTACTCGTAAGTTCTGCCACACATTGGCTATAGTACATAGAATATTTCGGTCCTTGATCGCCGCTTTCGGCTACAGGCGTTTCCATAATGGGAATAGGTGACTGTCCAGGTTTTACGTCTTGTTTCAACTGCGTATGAAAGCCATCTTCAGTTTTGGGTTTCTTCGGTGTCTTTTGGTCTTTGTGAATGTGGGCAAACGTCCTAGGCTTCTGGGTTGATATCTTAGGAATGTTGGCGTCAACGGATTTGGACTTACTAACTTTCAGAGCCTTGAACGAATTGTCGTCCACATTTTGCTTGTTTTGCAGCGGTTGGACTGGGGCAGAAGCCACACTTCCCAGCCTTGTCCATTGCTTCTTAACCGCTTTTTGGGCTTCCGGTTGTTTAGGTTGGACATCTGGCTGCCTTGGCTGTTCCTGCTTTTTCTCGGGTCTTTGAGCAACGGAATGAGGTGGACTAGGAATCCATCGTGGTTTTATGGGGTGCAATATAGCCTCCTCAATATCTTTCATAGGAATCAATTCGGGAGGGTAAGATGTCATTTTGGCACACATCCCATTCCACAATCGATTGTGATTTGTCTTGTACTCCCCCTTTTCGGGGTGTTCTGGCAACTGCACCGCAAAACTCCTTTTGAAACGAAAAGTGGTGCAGCTTTCATTTCGTTCATAATTTTTCTTATCAGTGTCAACCAGAACATTATCCATTTGGAGGAGCAGACTCTTATCAACTAGGAATGCAGGTGTCAAAACATGGTATTCATAGCGCGATGAGTTACCTAACCCATGATCGCTGAAACACTGCAAGCACTCCTGGTCATCACATTTGTCCCCGTGGTATTCGCCATCATCATCATCCAGCCCATGATCCGTAAAGGCGCTAGGTGGCCCCGGATTTGCTTCAACGTCCCCATCTTGGGTGACATCATGGACTGGTGGAACATAATTGCTCAAAACTGGCCTGCGGCACGACGGGCATGATCCAATCTGCCTACATGATTCGTGGATACAATCATAGTGGAACCAATGTCCACAAGATATTTGAACTCCCACACCATTGGGGTAATTGTCTGTAATGTCGTCACCAGAATCACACAAACAAACGGCGCAGACCGTAGGAATGAAAATCGTTCTGTCGTAAACATGTTGTGAACCAAAAGGCACAGGGTTGGCTGGTGGTTCAAAAGCAACCAAAGTCTGATGCGCGATGTCGTCCAGTTCGTCATCACCGTCAACGTCGTTGAAATTGATGGTGACAGCTACGGTAATTTGATCCGTTCGCTGTTGAATGTCAGCAGCAGCTGTGTAGTAAAAGTCGTCACCTAAAGCTCTGACTTCATCACGCAATGGGGTTTCTTCAGCCATCCTTTCCAACTGCAGCCGAATTTCACCTATTTGGCTACGAAAGCTCTGTTCCAAAACGTGTCTGTACCCATCGGCCAAAATGGTTACCATCCCGCCTACCCTCATTTCAGATATATCTGGCATTGCCCCAATGTAATTAGGTAAGCGCGTCTCAATGCCACTAACAATGGAAGTGTCAGATTCCATAGTAACCATTGAACGCGCATAAGCCAAAAGCTGAAGTTGCATGGGCATGTTGATCAGATGAGTAGCGGGTAGGTCATGGTTGCTTTGAACATACATAGCTCCGGTACGCACTAATGTGCGAACAACTTCGGACACTGCGAAAGACCGACTATAGACCAAGACCGGCATATGCCACCACGGAATAGCGATCCGTATATTTGACTCAGAACCAAACGCAAGCAAGGAATCAGAGGTCGTTGCTTCAGGAATTTGCAACACCAACCTGTAATCAACGGCAGAAATAGTTCGATAAGTCGTGTCCCTGCGCAATTCATAGTCTGGTTCCGTGTCAGAGTCGTAAATAAGAATGAAATACGGTGCCGTGCGCTCACTGTCCATTAACAGCCTCCGGGCAATAACCGCTTCAGTGATATCATCCAAAAATTCATCGATGATTCGGCGCGCAGTACGCATTCCCATTCTGGTTTCTGGCTGCACAGCTCTCAGGTGTTCTTGATTCACAAAATCTTGGTACGCCTGCTCAAACGCTCGTGCCATAGCAGCCAAAAACGCCGGATCGGTTCTGGGATTCTCAACGACAGTTTGACCCCCAAAACGACCGCTCGGTGCAACTCGCATTGATATGGTTCCTGTTACAGAATCTTCATCTTCATAAATTGTGTCAGGTAACCAAGCGAAAACGAGCAGTCCTTCCCGACTAGAAATGTCAATAGGTCGGGAGTGCAACGTGAACACGTAGTCCGGAGTCATGTGTTGCCCGGCGACTTCTCCACAAAGAGCATATTTCCCCAATACCATAACTCTATCCCGCATGTATACAAAATGACTTGGCACCACAATGACCACCGGGTGGTACAAAGGGGGTTCGTAATCAGTGTCTGCTCTGATCTGCCGAAGTAAAGATTCTTCATGCGAGGAGTATGGCGGGTACGTTTGATCTGGGTTGTTGCTTCCGGTTGGGACAACAAACGTATTGCCATGGACATATTGCGTGTACACAGTTATGTCTCCATGGCGCCAAAATTGGGACATCCTTGACATCCCTGGGTTCCGTTCAACGTCACCGTCCATTGTGACGTCGCGTATGTATTGTGACACAGTAAGAGTGCTTCTGGACTTTCTATTTGATATTATCATGCAAATTGACTCATATGAAACACACACAATTGAAATTGTTGCGACGAGGTCATTTGTTTTGGCTGCTGGTGTCTACCTCGCTGCGATTCTCGAGCATACCGGCTTTTGCAGTCGCCAGGTTAAGGTTCGCCAAGTGATCAATTCGGGTCCCCCAAACGCCTGTGCTGCATCCACCGGCCCTAGCTAAACTCTTCGAACTTGAATAAGACAACAAGAAATATTACGTGACCCGAGTGTCAAAAGCGGAGTCACGACTAGACCGGAGTATTTTAGATGGTCTAGCGCATAACCTTTAGTAAATATAGAAGGGAAAGGCCGGATAGGAGTCTGAAGTGGATCCGGTCACCGAACCAAGAGTCAAAAGTGGGTTCGGTTTTCGCACTGGTACCCACACCCCACACTACTTAGCATGAAATGGTTGAGCAAACTGGAAGTCCATAGTCAGTCTGCGTGGGGGGGAATGGCAAAAACGGTGTTTGGTGTTTTTCAACACCACAGTCATACACAACATGTTACTACAAAGAGGGGAAACGAACATGTTTAGGGGTCCCATTCACACGTCATCTTCGGGGTTGGGTATGTCACGCCCACTTGCCTAGGAGCGTGTGAAGTGGATATTTGATTGGCTGAGAGGACTGAAAGGTGGAGGGGAGGAACTTTATTTATTAACCACTCAGCATTTTTGTTTTGTTTTTGTGGGCAATAGCCTTTTGTGCTAGAATAAGTCTTAGCACGTGTTTTCAATAAAGCAATAGATAATTGCAACGCATAGGGGGGCAATATTTGTAAACATAATAAACGTGCCCCAACAAACACAAAAACAACAAAACATTCAATTTTCCAGAATGTTCTAGTGTGATCTCTATGAGATTCATGAGCAAAAAGTTTACATTCGGACTGAGAGCATTGCTTGGACGTTTGAAGCTAACAGACCGCACGTATAGTCGTTCCAGAATACCAACGTAATGTTCACAGAGCAGCCAGTTGAAGCTGGGGACACTGGAGAACTAATGACCATTGAAATGTCTTTAGTAGTGTCCGCCAGCATGTAATTTGAGACATTGAGCGCCGAGGAATTAGAAGATGGCACGAAAAATGTTTCTTCAATATGGTCTTGTGCTGCCGGGTAAGCATTGGTAAATGATATTGCTGCATAATTGTTGTTCCACTGCGCTGCACAGGGATCCGCAAAAGTGCCAGATTCAATGGCAGTGGTGGTGGCCCCAGTGAGGAACAATATGGTTGGGTTAACAGTAGCCAAAGAAATAGGATTGACAGCCATGGCAGCCATAACCATCATACTTGGATAAGTAGGAGTGGTATTGGAGCCTTCTGTGAAAATTTTCAACTTCAAATCCAAATAAATTGGCGCCGGGTTACCGTTCTTGTAAACGTTGTAAAACTGCGTAGGCAGCGAGTAACCGGTGATGTTAACAAAAGGCCAACCAATAGTTGATCCTCCATGACCCGCACCCACGTGCGGGTTAGTGATCTGCGGAAACATAACGTGCACGCAATTTTGAACAGGAGTGCCAGTGGAAACAACATTTTGTACTGGTTTGCTATCGTCGGTGGTTCTCACAGGTGGATCTTTTGGATACAACGAACCAGCTGCAGCCACAACACTGGTGACAGCATCAACGATAACATGTTGCTCATTAGCACCAGAAGGAGCAGCCACAGCGCACACCAATGCTGGTCCAGTGTAATTTGATAGTTGAGTCGATGATGAACCATTCACCAATCCAATAATGGGTCCTGAAACGACAATAGACATGCCTGCTTGCTTTGTGGGCATAAGAAGACTACTCCGGTAGAGCGCCCAAAAGAGCTGCCCCTGCAGCTGCAACGGGTTTTAAAGTGGGAAACACTGCGCCGATAAGGGCTGCAAAATGGTTCCTGTTGCCGCGAACAAAACGATAAGTTCTGGCCAATCCTCTTTTGATAGCATCCATATGAATTGGATTATCATAAAAGGTAGGGATGGCCCTGAGATGGTCAAATGCTTCGAGGAGTTCAACGTTTCCATAAGTGCTCAAGTGGGTTTCAAACCACTGATCATTCGTAGGTATCCATTCCAAACTATGGAAAACGGTGATCTCCAAGATAGCACCCATCGCACTGACGCTGGAACTTTGTGTAGGTTCTGTGGTAACAATGCCACAGACTATACCACAATTAATGTCCAACGGATAAAAGCAGTCTGACAACGTCCCGGTGTTGTCAACCGCTGTTTCCGTTCTCCATTTCAAATCGTCCATTCCAGCTGGTTTCAAAAATGAATACATCCCATTCTCAGTGCGACGACGAGACCACAAGAAATCTTCGCCCCCCGCCATATTGTTCACATCGACCGTCTGTATGTTGTTAATCCAATCAACCGTATCAGTAACGTAAGTTGCATGGATAACACCATTTTCAACAAATTTATTGGCCACAGGACTGACCAATATAGACGCAGCGTCGATGCGGACTTTCTTCAAAGAAGTTAGATGATTTGCAATGCCGGGGGAGGCAATGTGTGCGAAAGAATCACCAAATGTAGCTGTTCCAGTTCCGGTGTAACTGCTAAGGGTATAAGAAAAGATAACCCTGTTGGAAACCGCAGAAGTGGGACGAAATTGCAGAGCATAATAACCACAATTCGTACCACATTGGTAAGTATACGTGCCGGTGGAACTAGAAATGCCAACAATGTCGTTAACTGCGCCTGAATTCTGCATGGCCAGGTAAACCTCAACCATGTCGGAAGTATTGGCGTTCCCAACTGTCAATGTCAACTGTGTGTACCTATCCATCCAAACGAACCGCAAGTCCTTGTTGTTGGACATTTGGCCTACATACAAAGTGTTGCCGTGTGGAAGGAATGGGTACGATGATGAATTGGTTGGGACAAAGTAGAGAGGCGCAATAGACACGGGCAAATTATCGTGCAGAGTCATATCAGAAGGAGGTCCTTGGTAGAAAATAGCCGTATAACTCATAGCAAGATTATTGGGGTTCTTTGCAAGGTAGATCAAACTACGGAGCGGGTCTCGAAGTAGGACAAAAGGCGCACCACCAGCGGGGCACAAGTCCTGATAAGTATTGTACACAGTAGACACATCATAAGTGAAAACATTGTGTAACAAAGAAACAGCTGTGGGGAGAGTATCCCCGGAGACCACCATCCTCAAATTTGGGGTAGCACATGGGTTGGCCATCCCATATGCCAAAGGAAACCCAGGTTTCCCAATTCTACCTTGTCTGGCGGGTTTTAGAGCTTTGCGGGTTCGAAAAGTTGCCCGCTTGTAAGTGTTCTTAGGCATTTTAGCAATAGTAATACTTCGAGTGCCAGGTTTAGCTCTAAATAAAACACCAGGTTTGGCTCGCACAGTGCCTGATTTTCTTGATCGTTTGGCTGCTGGTTTAGGGGCTTGGCCCCTCTTTCGGTTGCCCACAATTCGATTGCTCATTTCACTGACGTAAGAAGCGCTTACAGCGCTTCGAGTGTAAGTCTTTTCTGCTACCCCTGAAATTATGTGGAGGGCAGCTTCGTCAGTTTCGTTTTTCTGGGAATAAATTCCCTTCTCTTGAAACCACGACCAGGAGGAAGGTAGTTGGTTGGGCCAACTCTTACTAGAGAGAACTCTAGCGTTTTAGGGCGGTTGAAGTGCCGCCTCAAGGAAGGTAGGACTGTTAGCTTGTATGGGAGAGTCACGGTTATCGGTCCCATGCCACTTTGTCCATAGAATATGTACAAAAGAAGGTAACTGGTTAGGCCAGTTCTTACCGCAACTGCGGAGTTTTAGGACGGTGTAAGTTCCGCCACAATGAAGGTAGGACTGTTAGCTTGTACGGAAGAGTCAAGATTATCGGTTCCGTGCCACTTTGTCCAAGTTCAATGGATCTTTTGTTTGTATGCCTCGTGTAAGTGCGAGGTGAAGGGGGCGGTCTTCGCGACCGCCACAAAGAAAGTATATGCATTATAAGAGAGGAGCGTCCTAGAGGTATGTTACAGGGGAGGGCACCCAGTCCTGGACCTGGGTGATCCACAATTGCTTCATGGGCAGGACTACCCATGGTAAAACGCGTGG